GCTCTCGCCAGATGGTTATAAACTCTTCATCGGTACACACTTTTTTAGCCATGACATACCTTATAATGGTAAAGTTAGCTAATATTAACTGAAAAGCGTTAAAAATCAATGGCTAGAACAAAAGAGATGTCAAGCAAGCAGATACCATCAACTGGTATCAGTCTCGATTTTTCCAAGTCTCCAGAGGTTTATAAGTTCTTAACAAGCAATGCGTTTGTGCGTGGAATGATGGGGCCAGTAGGATCGGGCAAGTCCTATGCGTGTGCTGCCGAGGTGTTCATTCGGGCAATTCAGCAAAAGCCCTCCCCTATCGATGGTGTCCGATATACCCGTTTTGTCATTGTACGCAATAGCTACCCCGAACTCAAGACAACTACGATAAAGACTTGGCAAGACCTATTTCCAGAGAATACCTTTGGGCCAATGCTCTATACCCCACCAATTACCCACCACATCCGACTACCAGCTAGAGATGATGCCGCTGGTATTGACTGCGAGGTAATCTTCTTAGCGCTTGACCAGCCAAAGGATGTCAGAAAGTTACTATCACTAGAGCTAACAGGGGCATGGGTTAACGAGGCACGAGAGTTGCCAAAGGCTGTAATCGATGGCCTTACACACCGAGTAGGTAGATACCCTACCAAGCGAGATGGTGGCGCTAGTTGGCATGGGATCTGGATGGATACCAACCCCATGGACGATGACCATTGGTGGTTTAGGATGGCCGAGAAAGAAAAAATGACAGGGCCATACGCTTGGAAGTTTTACAAGCAGCCTGGCGGTGTTATCGAGGTTGCAAAAGACAACCTCCCAGAAAACCCAGAGGCTAATGACTGTATCTTCTCAGCGGGTAAGTGGTGGCAGCTGAACAGGAAGGCTGAAAACGTAGCCAATCTACCGGCTGGATACTATCAGCAGATGCTCTTAGGTAAGAACATTGATTGGATTCGATGCTATGCCGAAGGCAAATATACCTACGTCCAAGAGGGCAGATCGGTTTGGCACGAATATGACGATAACCTGATGTCTGGAGAGACCATTTTAGACAACTCTGTGCCGATTCAGATCGGTCTTGACTTTGGTTTAACCCCAGCTGCGGTGATTGGGCAGAGGTTACCTAGCGGTAGGTGGCAAGTGATTGATGAGATTGTTACCTTTGACATGGGATTGGAGCGCTTTGGCCACCAACTCATTGCTGAAATCAACGCAAAGTATCCAGGTATGCAAGTGTTGGTATGGGGCGATCCAGCTGGTATGGCGCGGGATGCCATCTATGAGGTAACAGCTTTTGACTTCCTCAGAACTTTAGGTCTCAAGGCACAGCCAACACCCTCAAATGATTTTAAAGTTCGTAGAGAGTCAGCTGCCGCGCCCATGCAACGCTTAATTAACGGCAAGCCGGGTCTGTTAGTTGACACCAAGTGCAAGCTACTGCGTAAGTCTCTAGCTGGTGGATACCATTTCAAGCGGGTATCGGTAGGCTCTGGTCAGGAGAGGTTTAGGGATACCCCAAACAAAAACGAACACTCCCACGTTGGTGATGCCTTTGGATATCTCTTGCTAGGTGGCGGTGAATACAAGCGCATGACCCGCCCAGGAGATGCCTCATCAAAGACTTTTGTAGCCCAAACTGTAGCCAATAGCGACTTTGATATCTTTGCAAGATGAAAGTAACCATACCTTATGAGGTATTGAATGAGGAGATGCATCCCAAGAGAGGGGTGTTCTATCTGCCATTCGTGATTGACCACTTTGACCAGCTCGATACTACTCAGCCAGAGCTGTTGGCTGTGGCTAGGGGCTATGACCTCAGATCTATGATATACAGCCAAGCAACACTCGGCACAGCGGTTACTGCGTTCTATCGCAATAAACCGATAGCTATCTTTGGAGTTGTACTGTTTTGGGGTGGAGTTGGCGAGATGTGGAGCATCTTTGACAACCAAGCTAGAGAACACCCAGCATCCATGCTTAGATGTGGCAGATCCTTTGTAGATATCGCTACCCGATATCTCCACTTGCATAGACTGCAAATAACTGTTAGAACTGACGATATTCGGGCAATACGTTATGCGAAAGCACTAAGGTTTGAGACCGAAGCGATTTTAAGGATGTATGGCCCTGACAAGGTGGATTACTTATTAATGACGAGGTATTAAATGGGTGGATTATTTGGTGGATCTCCAGATACTAGTGGCGCTCAACGAGCAGCTGATGAGACTAAAGAAGAAACGGCTCGCATTCGGGCGCAAGCTGAAGAAGAAAAGCGCGAACTAGCAGAGCAAAACGCAGCTCGTGCTAGAGCGCGTGTTCGTGGCGGTAGCCGGATGTTGTTATCGGATACACGTTTAACCCCAGAGACAGGCATCCAAACGCTTGGCTCTAACGAGATGAAGGGATATTAATCATGGGTGGAGTATTTGGAGGCGGTGGTGGTGGTGGTGGTGGTGGTGGTGGTGGTGGATCTGTAAAGGCTCCTGAGCCAAAGCCACAATCAAAACCGGTTGCTGGTGTAGAAAAAGCCACACAAGCACAAGAAGAGGCTGGTGCAAAGATGCGTGGTTCAAAACGCAGAGGCCGTCAACTGCTATCTGATGCACGATTAAATGCAGAGATGGGGATGCAAGAAACGCTCGGTTCTACTCAAAAAATATAAAGGACAGTCATGCCAGATACCGATAAGATGCAAGCCAAAGTAGCCAAAGTAATGCGCGAGTATTCTAAAGGAAAACTCAAGTCAAGCTCTGGTCAAAAAGTAAAAACACCAGCTCAGGCAAAAGCAATTGCTATGTCTGAAGGCCGTAAAGCGGGAGGGTACTAATATGAAAGCTGGCCTCTATGCCAATATCCATAAAAAACGTGAGCGGATCGAGTCGGGATCTAAGGAGAAGATGCGTAAGCCTGGTTCTCCTGGCGCACCAACTGATGCTGCATTTGTTAAAGCCGCTAAGACTGCAATGAAACCTAAGAAGAAATAATGCCGATTACAGTTGAGCGTGAGTCGCTCTCTACTAAATCTCGCCATGTTTCTCCAAGCTACGTTGATAAAGATAACGTACAGACTCTTGCGAGTTCGGATAGACCATTCCCGACTGTAGATGTAAACCATCTGCGGTTGCATGAAGGAAGAGCATATTACGTTTACAAGATGTTTCCATACTCTGCTGGATTAGGTGCTGGTGCAAGCATTAACATAGCAATTGCGTGGCCAGCGGATTACTCTGCCCACGCTGTTTTTGATTATGGTGGATCAGGAGAGGCTGAGTTTTTTGCATACGAGTCACCAACCACGAGCGGTGGCACAGCAATGACAGTCCACAGACGTAATAGAGTTATTACGACTGCAAGCGCAGCTGCTGCCGTACTAGCGCCAACTGTTACAGCAACAGGCACAGAAATATTTTCAGAGTTTGTGCCAGCAAATAAACAAGGTGGTGGAGGTCAGCTGTTTACATTTGAATATGTTTTAAAACCGCTAACTACTTATTTGTTTCGTCTTACGAATGTCAACTCGCAAGCACACGCAGCACACCTAATGATTGAGTGGTACGAATGACATTAAAAAAACATCAGAACCCAAGTGGTGGCCTTAATGAGGCTGGCCGTAAACACTTTGAGCGCAAAGAAGGTGGAAACCTACAAGCCCCAATTAAGGGTGGAACCAACCCAAGAAGGGTATCTTTTGCTGCTCGCTTTGGTGGTATGGCTGGGCCACTAGTGGATGAGAAGGGTAGGCCAACACGATTAAAGAAAGCATTGCAAGCGTGGGGCTTTGGTAGCAAAGAGGCAGCGCGTAACTTTGCCAATAGACACAAAAAGGATTGATATGGCTGAAATGATGAGATTAAAACCAGAGGACATCCTCAAGCGCCACGACATAGCGTTGCGTAAGAAAGAGGATTTTAGAGACCTATACGATGAGGCATATGAGTTTGCTCTGCCACAACGTAACCTTTATGACGGCTACTACGATGGTAAGGTTGGCGGTGCTAAGAAGATGAATCGTGTGTTTGATGCTACTGCTATTAATTCAACTCAGCGCTTTGCTAATCGTCTACAGTCAGGAATATTCCCGCCACAGCGTAAGTGGTGCAGATTAGAAACTGGCCCAGACATTCCAGAAGACCGCAAGGCAGAGGCATCCGCAGCGCTTGATATCTACGCAGACAAAATGTTTGCAACTCTCAAACAGTCTAACTTTGACATTGCGATGGGTGAGTTCTTACTTGACCTAGCAGTTGGTACAGCGGTAATGATGGTTCAGCCTGGCGATGACACATCCCCAATCAACTTCATTCCTGTGCCACAGTTCTTAGTTGCCTTTGAAGAGGGCGCTAATGGTCAGGTAGACAATGTATACAGACGGATGCGTATCAAGGGTGAGGCAATTATCCAGCAATGGAAAGATGCCGAGATTCCTACAGACCTACAGCAAAAGATTGACCAAAAGCCAACAGAAGACTTTGAGTTGATTGAGGCTACAGTATTCGATCCAAAGCGTGGTGACTTTTGCTATCACGTTATCCACAAAGAGTCTAAGCAAGAGCTGGTCTATCGCAGACTCAAGAAGAGTCCTTGGGTAGTCAGTCGCTATATGAAGGTAGCCGGTGAGATATACGGCAGAGGCCCATTGATTACTGCGTTGCCTGATATCAAGACATTGAATAAAACACTAGAGCTAGTATTAAAGAATGCATCTTTAGCTATATCCGGTGTGTATACCGCAGCTGATGATGGAGTTCTTAATCCAGCAACAGTCAAGATTGTGCCAGGAGCCATCATTCCTGTAGCGCGTAATGGCGGCCCACAAGGCGAATCACTAAAGCCATTGCCACGAGCTGGTGATTTTAATGTGGCTCAGATTATTATGGGAGACCTACGCGGGAACATTAAACGCATACTGCTAGATGAGAGTTTGCCTCCGGATAATATGTCTGCTCGCTCCGCAACGGAGGTTGTAGAACGTATGAAGGAGTTGAGTCAGAACCTTGGATCTGCATTTGGCCGACTGATTAATGAAACCATGATTCCACTTGTTGCAAAAATATTGCAAGTGATGGATGACAGAGGCATTATCGATATGCCTTTGCGTGTCAATGGACTAGAGGTTAAGGTAGCGCCAGTTGCTCCATTAGCCATGGCTCAGAACATGGAAGACGTAACCAATGTTATGCAGTTCGTACAGATGGCTCAAGGCTTTGGCCCAGAGGGTCAAGCCACACCGAAGATGGGCGAGATTACAGACTACATTGCAGACAAGTTAGGCATCCCAACAAAGTTGCGTTTTGACTCCGCTGAGAGGCAATATAATTTGCAACAAGCAGCACAGATGGCAGCTCAAGCCGCACAGCAAAATCCAGAGATTGGAACTGGCGGTGAGACCGATAAGAAGATTTTAGATATGCTTAGTGTAAACAAACTATCAGAGGTAATGCCAAATGCGTGATGATGTAGCGCGAGCGTTAGCCGCTAGAGCATTAGAGGTTGCTCAAAAGACAAAAAGTCAGCAAGGCCCTAAAGGTGAGAAGGGTGATGCTGGTCAAATTATTGTCCAGCCAAACAAGGGTGACAAAGGGGATACTGGCCCAATGGGGCCACAAGGTATCCCAGGTAAATCCATTACTGGCCCAAAGGGCGATAAAGGCGATAAAGGTGATACTGGTCAAAAGGGTGATACTGGTCAAAAAGGTGATGCCGGTAACAAGGGCGATAAGGGAGAGCGCGGAGAACGTGGCTTTCAAGGTCTAAGAGGCTCTGATGGATCTAAGGGCGATATTGGCCCAATGCCCAAGCACGAGAAAAAAGGTTTAATGATCCGCTTTGAGAAGGAGCCTGGCACTTGGGGCGAGTGGATCATTATGCCAACTAGCGGTGGTGGTGGCGGTGGGCGCGATGACAAACTAACAGATCGCCAAGCAGAGTTGGTTGCCTTAGCCGAGTTTTATAAGACTCGTGGATCTAATGCAAACAAATATATTAAAACTGATGGAACAACTTTAACTTGGGATACGCTAGATGGATCAGATATTAATTTATCAAGCCCACCAGCTATTGGAGGAACAGCTCCAAACACAGGATCATTTACAACTTTAAATTCAACTAGTGGTGCGCTTAATGGAACTATCGGTGCTACTACCCCATCATCTGTAAACGCTACTACGATTACAGGACAGACAGGACAATTAAATGGTACTGGGCAGAATTTATTCTTACAAAGCCAAACATTTAATACTACTTGGGCTACTACTAATTTAACTGTTACTGCAAATACATCCACTGCTCCTGACGGGACTACTACAGCAGAAACAATAGACGAAGGGACTGCTAGTGGCACTCATTTAATTAGTCAATCAACTAATATTTTTGCAAATACTAAATATACCTTTAGTTGCTATGGAAAAAATGTAAATGGTGTATATCTTGTTTTGTCAGTTCGAGGAGCAAATGGTAATATAGCTGCGGCAGAGTTTAATATTTCAACTGGAGCTTTATCCAAAACCTATGCTATTGGAACTGGTTTTAGTGTAGATTCAACTTCTATTACAGCAGTTGGAAATAATTGGTATAGGTGTTCTGTTTCTGTAACAACTGGTTCTACTGTCAGTAGTCAAACTAATTATATTGCTATGTCTGATGGCTCTGCATTTGCCACAAGCGGAAGTCCGTCATATACAGGCACAAATAGAACTATTTTAATTTGGGGTTCACAGTTTGAGTTTGGTTCTACATTAAACACCTACATCCCCACAACCACTACAGCAGTCTACGGAACTCCTACCCTATCCTTTAGTGGAGTATCTACTATTGGGCTAGAGTCTACTGGTGCATTGTATTTACAACCAGCAGGAACAGGCGCATTACAAGCACAAGCTACTACATCTACTACAGCAGGTGGTAATGCTAGGGGTTCGTGGTCAGTAGATTGGCAAACTACAAGAGCAAGTGCTTCTCAAGTTGCAAGCGGTGTTGTTGCTGTTGTTGCTGGTGGTGGTCAAAATACTGCATCTAACTTTTATACAGCAGTAGGTGGCGGTCAAGCAAATAATGCAAGTGGCTCAACATCAGCAATTAGCGGTGGTCTTTTAAATACAGCAAGTGGTATATACGCAGGTATTGTAGCTGGAAATTCTAATACAGCATCAGGTTACTACGGATTTGTTGGTAATGGGTTTACAAACTCTACAACTTCAAACTCTGCCGTTACCACTCAAAGCGGAACTATGAACGGCACGACAGCCGTTACTTTGTCGGGTTCTAACGCTAACATTAAAGTAGGTCAGTACATTACTGGCACTTCTATTGGAACTGATACCTATGTAGCCGCCATTAGCGGAACATCCTTAACTTTAAGCAAAGTAGCATCAGGCTCATCTACAAGCACTCTATCTTTCTTTACTCCTCATGGAGTAGTAGTAGGCGGTGGTAATAACCAAGCTACAGGTAGTTATTCATTTATCGGTGGTGGTGGTGATGCAGGTACTGCGGCTAATAGGAATAGAGCATCAGCAGATTGGTCAACTGTGGCGGGAGGTTGGAAAAATACAGCAAGTGGATTAGGTTCATTTATTGGTGGTGGTGGTACTTATGATGGTGTAAATGGAAGCGGTAACACAGCTAGTGGAGCAACATCCTTTGTTGGCGGTGGTTTTGCTAATACAGCATCAGGATTTGGTGCATCAATAATTGGTGGGAATGGTAATGCGTCAACGGGTAATTACACAGTTGTTTCAGGAGTAAATGGAACATCTAGGGCAATTAATAATAATTTTACAATATCCTCAAACGCTATATCTAATACGGGAGATGGGCAGGCATCTGTTTTAGTATTAAAAAAACAAACAACTGATGCTACAGCCACAGCACTTACTTCAGATGGTAGTGCGGCAACTACTAATAATCAAGTCATAATGCCTAACAACTCTGCTTACTTCTTTACTGGAGAAGTTATATCAGGAGTTACTGGTGGTGGTAACACTAAAGGCTGGACTATCGAAGGTGTAATTAAGCGAGGTGCTAATGCGGCATCTACGGCTTTAGTCGGAACACCTACAGTAACCTCTACCTATGCTGATGCTGGGGCATCTACTTGGGTTATCGCAGTAACAGCAGACACGACTAATGGCGGTTTAAGAGTTACCTTTACAGGACAGGCTAGTACGACTATTCGTACAGTTTGCCAAATCCGCACAACCGAAATGACTTTCTGATATGGGTAGAAAAATTAAATATCATTTTACAAGGGATAAAGATTGGTTACATGAGCATTACATAACCAAAAATATGTCTATTCAAAAAATAGCGGATGCCGAGGAATTTCCATACTATATTATTAGAAATGCTTTATTAAAAGCTGGTATTGCAATGAAACCCCAAAAGATTTATGGTCATGTGAATCACCCTAACAGAAAAGGCAAAAACCACCCAAGGTGGAAAGGCGGAAATCCAAAATGTTTAAATTGCTCAAAACAACTTACTTTTGGTAGAACAAGATGTTGGGATTGTTACAGAAAATCTATAGGGATTGATATTGAAAATTATGTAGCACCAAGACCAAGTCAAGCCGATAGGTTTACTCACGAATATAAAAAATGGAGAACAGCTTTATTTAAGCATTATGAATATAAATGCTACATTTGCAAAAAACACGACAGAAAACTAATTGCTCATCATTTAAATGCTTATTCAACACATCCAAAAGAACGATTGGATTTTGATAATGGGGTTGTTTTATGTAGTAAACATCATTCATATTTTCACAAAAATTATGGATTTCACAAAAACACGAAAGAACAGTTTCATGACTATCTTTCAAATTTAGCAGAAATTATTTAAAGGAGAATTATTTTGGCACTCAAGCTCTCTGTTCAAACACAATTTGGCGTACCAGCCCCACAAGCCTACGCTAGAATCACTAACTTCTTTGGCACTAAAGACCAAATCCAAGTCCAAGTCGCTATTCATTACGATGAGTCGGCAAGGCATGGCAACATGGCTACAGTCAAAGAAAACGCACACTACATCGGTATGGAAGACCTCAAGGGTGATTTAATCCCAGCAATCTACGAGGTTCTAAAGACTTATAGTGACTATGCTGGTGCAGAGGACTGCTGATGAATGACGGCTGGGAAGGGTTAGAAAACGTAGCCACAGACGTTAGAGATTCTCAACAAGCAGCTGAGGATTTAAATAAATTATGCCTCCGAGTTCTTGGCTCAGAGGATGGAGCAAAACTAATGAAGTGGCTTAGGTCAGCTTTGTTAGAGCAGCCAGTTGCCTTGCCTGGCTCTGACCCAAGCTATGCGTTCTATCGAGAAGGACAGAACTCTGTGGTGCGGGATCTTGAAGCAAGGATCTTAAAAGCAAGGAAAATGTAAACATGGAAAATACCGAAGCAGTCCAGCCCACAGAGGAAGGTGGCCTACTGGACTCAGTAACAACTGAGGACAGCCAAGGTACCGAGCAGCAAAACCCAGAATCGTCACAGATATCTCATCTATCAGAGCCAGAGGATGACACCCCCTTAGACAGACCAGATTGGTGGCCTGAGAACTTTTGGAAGAAAGACGATTCAGCCCCCGATCTAGAAGGCATAGCCAAGTCTTGGATGGATCTTAGGAAACAGATATCGCAAGGCAAACACAAAGCACCAGCTGATGGAAAGTATGACGTGTCTGCCTTTGGCTCTATTCCTGAGAATGACCCAGTTCGATCCCATGTGATGGGTTGGGCAAAAGAAAATGGGATATCGCAGATGGCCTTAGATAGTCTCGTTGGCACAGTTGTTGGTATGGGAGCAGAGAAAGTAGAGTCTGTTACTAGATCCCTTGCTGAAGAGAAAGCATCCCTTGGGCCTAATGCAGATGTAATTATTAAGGGAATGACAGATTGGGCTAGGGGTCT